GACTGGCCCATGAGGTACGGGTAGTTCCTCGTGGGTCTATACCTTAGTATTGGCCTTAAGCAAGCGAGTGCTAGGGTATAGATTAGAGTTAAATTAAGTCATTGAAAAATGTATACAATACCGATAGAACTTAAAACATACAACAGAAGAGCCGATGGAAGCGTAAGTCTCAGGTGTGAGTCCTTAATCGAGGTTAGCAGTAGTGATATTGCTATTGTGGACTCATACCGAGGCAATACAGGCTTTGTAGTACTTACTGACACAATGGTAGGCAATGAAGTGGACTTGGATGTGGATGAGATTATTAAGAACCTCCCAGAGAATGATGCTATTGATAATTATAAAAGCCCTAGCAAGAGGCTAAGAGATGTGCTCTGGGTAGCCTCTAAGCAGAAGCTAGGGCATGAACCGACTAAAGAAGAGTTTGCAGACTTTTACAAAACCCAGTACGAGAAGTTGATAAACCACTATAAATTAAAATTAGACCCTGATATATGAAAACCATTGCAGATATAAGTTACGAAAACCGAGTGCATATCACGACCTTATACAAGCGACTTTCCACTAGGGGGATACCCTTTGAGTATGTGGACGGGGTCAAGGCTGTAGATGAGAAGTATATCCCAAGCTTATTGAAAGAGGGACAGAAGGGTCGTAGACTTTCCAGGGAGGACATGAAGAAATTAGGACTTGACAGGATGCCTTGACAGGACGCCTTGACAGGACGCCTTGACAGGACGCCTTGACAAGTCCGATTGAGTTTGGTAATGTAGTTAATAACTTTTGAAAAACTAAAATGCCCCAAAAGATTAAAGAGCAGGAGTCTCTGAGCAAAACGAAGTTAGGCAAGAAACTAGACGACGCCTGGAGTTTAGCAGTTAAGATAAAGGCAGGTTACAGGTGCGAGGTATGCGGGAAGCGATCCACCCTCAATTCACATCACATTGTAGGAAGAAGAAACAGAACGACCCGTTGGGATTTAAGAAACGGGGTCTGTGTTTGTGTTAAACACCACAAGTTTGGCATCGAGAGCTTTCATGAAGACCCCTTGTGGGCTAAAGAGTGGCTTGAAGATAAAAGGTGGGAAGATTATGCCTACTTGTACATGGTTAAAAATCAGATTAAGAAGTGGACTTTTGATGAAATGTTAGAAAGACTAGGGGAGCTGAACAAGATTATACAGAAGGATACTAGATAACTTTAGTACTGCCCAAATGAATAAGACAGAGGCGAGATTTTGCACAAGTTCACAAGGAATTGGAGCATATCTACTGTGGCACTCCATATACCCTGACAGGGTCGCCGAACTGTCTCCCCTCCCGACGCTACTTTACTTCGGAGAGAAGGATTACGACGGGGTCATGCTTAAATACTGGAAAGGGGTGGTTATTCCTGCTTGTGAGTTTGGTGAATGTCTAGCTACCATACAGAGGGTACTCAAAGAGGGTCAAGTTGATACCGATTGGTTCTTTGATATGTGGGATGAGATATACGACATAAGGAGTGATTACAAGAATCGTGGGCAGTTAGAATTACTGGATGTGGTATAATTGAGTATGGGATGTAAGAGGAAGAAGAAGCGATAAATTACACAAGGGGACAGTGGTTAAAATGGCGGAAGGAAGAAGCGCTAGACCAATTTGATATAAGTTTATAGTAAACCCATAGAGGTTAACAATGAGTACAACTGAAACAGTACAAAAGAGCAAGGACAAGGCGATTATCACAGGTATAGATAGGGACTTTTTCAGACTATACTGTGAGGACAACGAGCAGCTTAAAAAGAGCATGGAGGAACTCATATACATTGGTACACACTCTCAGGACGAGAGGGTCCGTATAGATGTTCATAAGTACATCATATCCCAGTTAATTGGCAACCCTAAACAGGTGGCCGATATAACTTCAAAGGGCGAACAACTCAAGGCCGGTATATTTGTAGACTGGAGCGAGGATGAAGACATACAAACCCCATAAATATCAAAAGGCTTTTCACAGGTCTAAAGCTAGGTTCAGAACTCTCATAGCGGGTCGCCGTGGAGGGAAAAGCATAGCAGGTACAATAGAGGCCCTACACTGGGCTGATACTTACCCTAACTCAAGGGGGATGATAGTAGCCCCAACATACCCTATGTTAAAGGATGTCAATATCCCTATGTTTATGGATTGGGTTCCTGTACACACTATAAAGGCCTGGAACAAGCAGGACCACAAGATACAGTTCGTAAATGGTAGTGAAGTGGCATTTAGAAGTGGTGATAACCCGGACAGGTTAAGGGGTGTAGGTTTGGACTGGCTTTGGCTAGACGAGGCTTCATTCCAGGATAGGCAGGTGTGGGAAGTGGTATATCCAGCACTTACAGACAGGGGAGGGGTAGCATGGATCACAACTACACCACAGGGCTATGACTGGGTATACGAGGGATTTTACAAGCCTGCGATAGAAGGGCAGGAAGACTTTGAAACTTGGCGATATTCAACCGAGGAGAACCCTTACATTGATAGAAAGTTAATCGAGAAGGCTAAGGGCGATTTAAGTGAGGCTATGTTTAGACAGGAGTATCTAGCCAGTTTTGAGAAGTTTGAAGGACTGATATACCCTGACTTTGAGGAGGGTAAACATGTGATAAACATTCCGGAGAGAGACAGGCAGGATACATTCTTTGTTGGCTTAGATGTAGGTTGGAATCATCCAACTGCAATACTACTTATGAAAGAGGATATAGAACATAATCTTTATGTAGTAGACGAAGAGCGAAAGTCCCAGCTTACAGCCATTGAGATAAGCAATCACCTTTCAGCCATTCTTACACGAAATGGGCTTAAACGAGACGATGTTAGCTCATATATCATTGACCCAGCAAGTAGGGGTACACAACAGACCTCAGGAATGAGTATGTACGACCAGTTGGCCGAAGAGGGATGGGGCTTTATTCCGGGTAACAACGATGTAATGGCTGGTATTAACAGGGTTACAAGGCTATTTAGGGAGAACAGGTTGTTTGTAGGTAGAAATTGTGTAATGTTAAAGGAGGAGCTTATGAACTACCACTGGCGAAAGTGGAAGGAGGACGCTGATAGTGACAGGGCTAAGCCGTTTAAGTTGAAAGATGACTTAGTCGATGTTTTAAGATATATAGTAATGAGTCGACCTGATTGGTTCGAGCATCCTAACTTGGACTTGTATGGTAGGATAATTGAGGAGCAGGAGGACACAGAGGGAGAAGACCCGATAGAGTTTTTGGATGAAGAGGAGGGCGACCTTTTGGAAGATGGGGGGGAGTTATTTTAATTATGATATAATTATATATGGACTTAATGATTTTAATTGTGGCAATAGTTGCTGTGTTAGGCCTAGTGGCTATTGGCATTATATTGTTACTGGTATCGCGATCTGAGAGGGAGAGCTTGTATAAGCTAATCAAGAGCAGGGACTTGGGGGAGTATGTAATGGCGACCGCACCTGTTGAAAAGCCCGAAGAAGAGCCTGAGGAGGTCGATATACCAGTTGATGAGATACCATATATTGAAGAATCAAAAGAGTAGAGTGTATCGAAAAAGTCGAGGGAGTAACTTTATCTAAAAAGAAATGGCAAAAGGTATTAAAGAGGTCGTTAGAGGCTTGGTAGGTAAGCCCGAGAGAGAAAGCAAGGAAAAGTACGACGAGGCCTACTGGTTGTCGCATACCGAAGCGATGTTTGAAGAGTCTAAGAGCTATCGGAGCACTCATGTTGAAAGGCAATGGTTTATCAATAACAGTTATTACAAGGGCAATCAATCTATTAGATACAACAAATCCACGGGGAAGTTGGCATTTGCCAGTAAAGACCCTATGGACTTCCAGGTTAATCAGATATACGCCACTTGCAGGGCTGTTAGAGGGGCTGTTACAAAGACTGCACCAACTTGGGATGTAGACGCACTTCCTTACGCGACACTTGATTCAAGGGCCTCCAGGATACTAGGGGAATACCTAGCCTTTGTGTATGATAAGTTACATCTTAAACACTTAGTTAAAAAGGCTGTACTTTATGGTATGTTGTACGGTCAGGGTATATTCCAGTATGGGTATGACGCTGCGGCCGACGAGGGTGAGGGACTACCATGGATACAGGTACTTGACCCATTTGACACTTACATTGACCCATATGCCACCGATATAGACAACGCCAGGTATGTAGTCAGGGTTATATCAAGGCCAAAAGACATAGTAGAGAGAAACCCACATTACGACAAAAAAGTGGTCAAGGAATTAGCCACAACTTCAAAGCAGAGTGAAAGTATGTACAAGGAATTGCTTAATACTAGGGACAGTGATGTGAGTTCCATGTCTGAAAACCTACTCTTACACGAAACCTGGTGTATTACAGAGGACGGGGTAAGG